CAGTAGGCGAAGAAAAATCAGTTCAACAGGTAGAACAAGAGCTTTTAGATAAGCATGAAGAAAAAAATAATGATGACCAACCTAAAGCTGAAGAGCCAAAAGCTGAAGAGCCAAAAGCTGAATTAAACGAAAAAGACGTTCTTTCATATATTGGAAAAAGATATAATAAAGAAATTAATTCATTTGATGAGTTAATGAGTCAGCGAGAAACTCAGGAAGAATTACCTGAAGATGTCGCTGCTTACTTTAAATATAAAAAAGATACAGGTAGAGGTATTAAAGATTTTGTAGAGCTACAAAAAGACTTTGATGAATCTAATCCTGATTCTTTACTTAAAGATTATTTACGTGCTACTGAAGATGGTCTTGATGAAGAGGATATTGAAACCTTAATGGATGATTATTCTTTTGATCAAGATTTAGATGATGAGGGTGACATAAAGAAAATTAAGTTAAAGAAGAAAAAAGCTATTGCTAAAGCAAAAGATTACTTTAAAGAAATGCAAGAGAAGTATAAGCAACCACTTGAGTCAAGGGGAACGCAAGCTTCAAATGTTTCTGACAAAGAAATGGAAGGCTATAAGCAATACATCGCAGATGCGAAGTCTTATGAAGAAGAGACTGCTAGAAAGAAAGAGTTTTATGACTCTAAGACGTTAGAAGTATTTACACCTGAGTTCAAAGGTTTTGATTTCAATATAGGTGAAGAAACCATAACGTATTCTCCAGGTAGTTTAGAAGATTTAAAAAAGAGTGCATTAAATCCAGGTAGTTGGGCAACCAAGTATTTAGATGATAGTGGTCTTTTAAAAGATTCTAAAGGTTTTCATAGGAGTGTAGCAATTGCACAGAATCCTGAAAAGTTTGCTAAGTTCTTTTATGAGCAAGGTAAAGCTAATGCTACTGAAGATGTGATGCGTAAGACAAAGAATATTAATATGTCGGAACGTAGAACACCTGAAGTGACAAGTAAGGGAGGAACACAGTTTAAGTCTCTAAACACAGATAGTGGTAAGGGACTTAAAATTAGAAGTATTAAAAGAAAATAATTAATTTAAAAAACTAATAAAATTATGGCAGGATCAGTCCAAGCTACGCCAGGTTTTGATTTGCAGCCTAGCTCGCATCAAACGCCTTTGGCTTCAAATTATATTACTGACTTCAACTTTTTGAATCAGTATTTACCAGACACTTACGAAAAAGAATTCGAAAGATATGGTAACCGAACAATCTCCTCATTCATTAGAATGGTAGGAGCAGAAATGCCTTCTAACTCAGACCTTATCAAATGGGCAGAGCAAGGAAGACTTCACACCAAGTATGTTGATTGTGGTACTGCTGCAGTAGTAGCAGGTGGAGAAGCAATTTTCCAAGTGAATGACGTACTTAACCCTGCAGGCTCAACTGTTCAACCAGGTTCTGGTGCAACAGTTCAGATTGCAATTAGAGTTGGTCAGACAGTTGTTGTTGTAAACAACGATGGTTCTGGTGAGTTCAAGGCTATTGTTATAGCAGTTGACCTTGCAAACAACCAATTCACTGTTGCATTTTATGATGCTGCAGGTTACACAGGTGGTTCAGGATTAGGAAATGCTGATGCAAGCATTTTCATCTATGGTTCTGAATTTAAAAAAGGAACAAATGGAATGCAAGGTTCATTAGAATCTGACGATTTTATTTTCGAGAACTCTCCAATCATCATCAAAGATAAGTACGCAGTATCAGGTTCTGATATGGCTCAAATCGGATGGATTGAGGTTACTACTGAAAACGGAGCTTCAGGTTACTTATGGTACTTGAAGTCTGAACACGAAACTCGTTTACGTTACGATGACTATTTAGAAACTTCAATGATTGAAGCAGTCCCTGCTGATGCAGGTTCTGGTGTTGCTACACAAACAACTTCTGACCAAGTTGGAAACAAGGGGTCTGAAGGTGTATTCTATGTGGTACAAGAAAGAGGTAATGTATGGGCAGGTGGAAACCCTAATGCTTTAGCAGATTTTGATGCTATCATTTCACGTTTAGACAAACAAGGTTCTATTGAAGAGAATGTAATTTTCTTAAACAGAGACTTTGGATTTGATATCGATGACATGTTAGCTGCTCAAAATTCTTACGGAGCAGGTGGAACTTCTTATGGTCTTTTTGACAATGATGAAGAGATGGCACTTAACCTAGGATTCACAGGATTCCGTAGAGGTTATGACTTTTACAAGTCTGATTGGAAATACCTAAACGACCCAACAATGCGTGGTGGAGTTGATGGTACTGGAAGCATTAACGGATTGTTAGTACCTGCAGGGTCTACAACTGTTTATGACCAAATCCTTGGAAAGAACGCTAAGAGACCATTCTTACATGTTCGATACAGAGCTTCAGAAACTGAAGACAGACGTTACAAAACTTGGATCACTGGTTCAGCAGGTGGTGCAAAAACATCTGATCTAGATGCGATGGAAGTAAACTTCTTGAGTGAAAGAGCAGTTTGTACTTTAGGTGCAAACAACTTCTTCATCTTCCAAGATTAAGAATACTAACCAAAGAAAAGGGAGTCTCTTCAAAGAGACTCCTTTTTTATAAATTAAATTAAATTATATCAAATGAAAACTACAGTACAAAGAGTAGACAAAGTCTACAAGTTAACAAGGAATGCAGCACCTTTATCTTTCATGCTTGCAACAAGACACACTAGAAGATTTCCATTACTTTGGGTAGACCCAGAGACAGGAGTAAACAGAGAACTACGCTATGCTCGAAATCAAAAATCACCATTCGTAGATGAACAAGATAAAAATGCAATTATTGAGCCTATTGTTTTTGAAGATGGTTTTTTAAGAGTACCTAAATCTAACCAGGTATTACAAAAGTTTTTAGATGTACACCCACATAATGGCGTTAAGTTTAAAGAACTAGACAAAGCGAAAGATGCTCAAGAAATTGTTGAAACCATTAACATAGAGCTTGATGCAATGATAGAGGCACGTTCTTTATCAATAGCACAACTAGAAACTCTAACAAGGGTATTGTTTTCAAAAGACCCATCAAGGATAAGTACAGACGAAATGAAAAGAGACATTTTAGTTTACGCTAAAAGAGATCCTGAAGAGTTTATGTCTGTTGTAAATGATCCAGTGTTAAAACTACAATCAACGGTACATAAGTTTTTTGAAGAAGGTCTTATTAAATACAGAAACAAAAACAAAGAAGTTTGGTTTGCTACAAAAACCAATAAAACAAGACTTTGTACTATTCCTTTTGGACAAGACCCAATTTACATAGTATCATCTTATTTCCAATCTGATGATGGGATAGAGGCGTTAAAACATCTAGAACAGTTGTTGGATTAAAAAAATATTTGGAAGGAGGTCTATTTTAAGACCTCTTTTTTTTTTTGATTATCTTTGTGTAAATAATAGTCAGGATGATAAACGATATTAGAAATACGGTTTTAGCCGTATTAAATAAAAACAACTACGGATACATCTCTCCACAAGATTTTAATCTATATGCACAACAAGCTCAAATGGATTTGTTTGAGGATTATTTTTACGCATATAATTATCAAGTAAACAAAGAAAACCAAAGGACATCTGGAACAGGTTATGCTGACATAAAAAAAGGATACGTAGAAGTTATTGACTTTTTTTCTGTAACGACTGCTCTATCTCAGGTTGGAGCAAATTTAGATAAATTTTTTCTGCCATCAATTTCCACAACAGGGAGTGATTATTATTTAATTAATAAAATATTTACAGGTAGTACAGAGTTGGAAAGAATTGAACAAAGTAAAATACTATTACTTAATTCTTCTCCTTTAACTGCACCATCTACAATGTTCCCTGCATATACAACAGAAGCTTCTATTGCTACAATCTACCCAACACCTGCTGCATCAACAACTGTTAATTGTCAATACATTCGTTATCCAAAAGCTCCAAAATGGACTTATGTAGATTTAGGTACAGATAATGAGCCAGTTTTTGATCAAACACAACCTGACTACCAAGACTTTGAATTATTCCCAGATGATGCGACTGATTTAACCATGAAAATATTACAGTATGCAGGAGTGTCTATACGTGAAGCATCGGTTGTACAATATGCAGGAGCAAAAGAATCTTCTGAAATTAATAGCGAAAAATAATTATGTCATACATTAGCCAATACGAATATTATGAAAATGGAGGTAATGCTCCTGAAGATGCTAATTGGGGTTCATACCAATATGTGTCATTGAAAGATATAGTTGTAAACTATCAGTTAATGTATTCTGGTAACCATTCTTTGATAAATAACGAGGAAAGATATAAAATACTTTTTCATGCTAAAAGAGCAATTCAAGAATTAAATTATGATGCTTTTAAAGAAGTTAAAGTTTTACAGTTAACTGTTTGTGAAGAGCTTAGGTTTATTTTACCTTCTGATTATGTAAATTGGGTTAGAATATCTTATTATAAAGATGGTGTTATAAGACCTATGGTAGAAAATGTTCAAGTAAATTCTGCCAAAGCTTACTTACAAGCTAATGATTGTAGAATACTTTTCGACCAAGATGGTAAAGCCTTACAACCAGAATATTCTCCTTTAGACTTTACAAGAATTACAGGACAACAACCAAGTATTTATTTAAATAGCTTGAGTCCATACAATGGATTATCAGGCTACGAATATGAAGGGTGTTGGTATTTTGATTTCGCAGTAGGTGCTAGATATGGTCTCAATACAGAAACTGCAAATGCTAATCCTACTTTTAGAATTGATAAAAAGGCAGGAGTAATAAACTTTGATTCGACTATGGCTGATGAAAGTTGCATATTAGAATATGTGTCTGATGGAATGGAAAGTGGAGACGATACACAGGTGACTGTAAATAAGCTATTTGAAGATTATGTTTATGCCTACATTAGTTATCAAATATTAAATAGTAAATTAGGCGTACAAGAGTATGTTGTTAATAGAGCTAAAAAAGCTAAATCAGCACTCCTTAGAAACGCAAAAATAAGATTAAGCAATATACACCCAGGAAGATTATTGATGAATCTGAGAGGTCGAGATAAGTGGATAAAATAATATGGCTAAATTCCAAAGAAACTTCATAGCAGGTAAAATGAATAAGTCCGTTGACGAGAGACTCGTTCCAAACGGACAATATGTTGATGCAGTAAATGTTAGATTAGGATCATCTGAGTCAACAGAAGTTGGTGCAGTTGAAAACTCTAAAGGTAACACTTTAATTGCAGCATTATCTTATGAAGGGGAAAGCCTAAGTGGAAACGCTAAGTGCATTGGAGCACATGATGATGGAGCAAATGAAACTATTTATTGGTGGGTTCATGACCCTACGTTTTTAGGGAACAGTCCTACAGGAAAAATAGATTTAATTATTTCTTTTAATACAGTAACCAACGA